TCCATCTCAATATGACGTTCCTATTGTATATGGTGATGTTACCACTTCAGGTGATGCTGATGCATTAAAGGCATTTGCTAAGATTACTGAGGCTATTCAAGAGTACATTAACGCAAAAGGTCTTTAATTATGGCTAACTACAAAGCGGTAGCCAACGGCAACTGGTCCAATTTGGCTATATGGCAAGATAATTCAAGTGGTAGTTTTGTTGCATCTACGGTGTTGCCGGGGGCAAGTGATGTTGTGTATTTCAACAACTTCGAGGTGACAATTGATATTGATGTTACTGTTGCAGAGATAAGAAACAGTGCAACAACTGGTATAAATGCAGCAGGGTTTGCTACAATTTCTACGTCAAGGACTATTACAGCTAATCAAATTGTAGCAACTAATGGATACGGTAATAATGCAGCAGGTGGCATTGGGTTTATTATCAAAAGTAGCACAAGCGGAATTACAATAAATATAATAGCAAATCTAACAGTAAATAGACCGGGCTTTGATTTTGTTGGTGGCTATTGGTTTACGGGTGCAAACAGTACGTACAATGTAACAGGGAACATAAATTTAGTACGGACAAGGGAATCAGGTTATTCATGTATTTATTGTTCTCAAGGTACTCTAAACATAGTAGGTAATTTAAGTAGAGGTGTTGACTCAAATGCCTATGGAGAGTCAATTATTTTTTTATCTAACCCCGCTGTTGCACTTAATATTACAGGAACTGCAGACAATCAAAATGCAATAAATACACAAATAGTCCAAACAGCTATTTTGAATAGCACAGCAACAATAACGATTGTTGGGACTGTGCTTGGCTCAAATCAAGCTTATGTTCCTGCTATTGGTAACGCTCCTACATTTGTGGCGGGGAATATTACAAGCAGGAATGGTGTATTTCCTGTTGCAAATTTGCGATTAAATACAACATTTGCCACGAGTATTACAACATTAAGTCAAAATGTTGGTGTAAATGCGAGCCTATACACTCCCGGTGTTGCAACTGGACACCCAGCAACCAACAACGTAAGAACTGGTGTTGTTTACGGCCCTACAAATAACTTAACAGGCACTTGCGCCGTCCCACCATCAGGATCTGTTGCTCTAGGAGTACCAGTTGATAATACAGTAGGAACAGCATACCTAAATCCTACAGATCTAGCAAATTATTTAACTGGTTCTTTAGCGGCACCATTAGCAACCTCTCTATTTGCAGAAATAAGCGGATCATCAGACCCACTAGCAGAACGAATAAGAAATCAATCCACAGTACAAACAACTGGAGCACAATTGGCAGGACTATTATAAAAAGTTTGGCTACCGTTAATATATTTATTATATTAATGATATGTTTTACATTATTGAGGACAGCAAACAGTTATATAAATTCTACTCTAGAGGTTATGAAAATGTATTTATGGAAATTATACCAAATTCTCCATTTATTCATCCCTCAAGAGCTGATATATCTTTAATATATCTACGTCCATTAAATGCCCATAAAGGATATTTTTTATGTTTAAAACATAATGAAACGTTATCTTTAGATAAAGAAGATGTTGATGATCTTATTTCTTCTTTTACTAACATATACACCTTAGATAAAAAACAATTATTATATTTTTATCCATTAAAAAATATTCACGATATAAGTTTAAATATTCCTACTTATAATAAACCCAATTCTATTGTTTATTCTAGGTATTACAATAAACATAAACATCATACGGAAATTAACGAAATAATACCGATATCTAAACATTATGAGTTTTACACACAAGTATATGAAGATATAAAGCAATGCTGTTATACGCCCGTATCTTCGATATTTTCACATAAAGCACCCATAGTGTTTAACGCTATAGAAAAATCAGGTTTAAAAATAGATCCTCAATTATTTGAAGATTATTTTGAAACCCCAAATCAAGATGTTATATTTACTCGATACCAGTATAACACTTTAACAACTCGTCCTTCAAATAAATTCAATGGTATAAATTTTATGGCATTGAATAAAAAAGATGGTTCTAAAAAATGTTTTATACCTCAAAATTCAAGGTTCATTGAAATAGATATTTCTGCTTATCATCCAACAATGGTTGGGCAAATAATTGGTTATGATTTTGAAAATAAAGATATCCATCAAGAATTTGCTGACATGTATGGAGTTAGTTATGCTGAATCTAAACCTATAACATTTAAAATGTTTTATGGAGGAGATTTCGGTGAATATAAAGACTTGCCATTTTTCATACAGATGAAAGAGTTTGTAGACAAAATGTGGGAGGAATTTAATACTAAAGGACAAATACAAGAAGAAATAGGAAAATATATATTTTACAAGGATAAACTTGAAAAACTAAATCCTTTTAAATTATTTAATTATTATCTCCAAGCCAGAGAAACAGCTCAAAATATCCACATAATGTGGGATATATTAAAAATATTAAAAAATCATAAAACTAAATTAGTTTTGTATATTTACGATTCTTTCACATTTGATTTTGATGATAAAGAAAAATATCTTCTAGATGAAATCTTACCTGTGTTTGAACGTAGAGGATTAAATATTAAACTTAAATCAAATAAAACCTTAGACTTTGAATAAAACCCTACATACGTATGACAAATAGTGAATTAGAGATGGGAAATAAACTTTTATGTACCTTTACCCCAGAGGAAAATGTAGAGAACTTACTTAATTATGTGACTGGAAATTACGCATTAACCAGCAATAAAATATTTGTTTTGCATATTAAAAGTAACAATGAATATGTAGTAACATATAATCTTGATACAATTAATAGTAATATACTTGAAAATACAATTTCAGTACACCGTAAAAAAGATTCAAACACATTGTATACTTTAAACGGGTTAAATGAAATAGTTAAGGCTTTAAATAACGGAATTGTAGATCCTAAATTTTCCATTAATTGGAACCATTATAAAAATAGTATTTTATTGACTAGAGAAGGAGAATTAAAAATATTAAAGACAAAACTTTATAAAATTCTTACTCTCTGATAAAATAAGTTTGGCTATCTAAAATAAGTTACGTATCATATAGGAAACACTAATAAATAAAGTTATATATTATGGATTTAAAAGCAATCAGAAACAAAATGCAGTCGCTTAGCTCCAATAATGGAGGCGGTAAGCGAGAAAAAATTGACTACAGTACTATTTACTGGAAGCCAAAAAAAGAAGGTAAATACCAAATTCGTATTTTGCCTTCAAAACATAACGCATCATTTCCGTTTAAAGAATTTATGGTTCATTATGGTTTTGGACAATACCCAGTTGCTAGTTTAACTAACTGGGGTGAGAAAGATCCTATTGTCGAATTTGCTAAAAAATTACGTCAGAGTGATGATCGTGAAAATTGGTCATTAGCTAAAAAAATTGAACCTAAAATGAGGATTTACGCTCCAGTAATTGTTAGAGGTGAAGAAGAAAAAGGAGTACGTTTATGGGAATTTGGTAAAAACATTTATCTACAATTATTAGGTATTGCTGATGATGAAGATTATGGTGATTACACAGATGTAAATGAAGGTAGAGACTTTACAGTTGAAGCAGTCACTGGTGATGTTGGTGGAAGACAAGGTTTGAAAATGACACTTAGAGTTAAACCAAAAACAACTCCATTGAGTGATGATGCTGATGAAATTGAAAAATGGTTAGATAATCAACCTAACATTCTTGAAATCCAACGTAAAATGGAATTTGATCAAGTAAAAGATCTATTACAGAAATGGTTATCACCTGAGGATGAAGAAGGTGAAGGTGAAGAAGAGGAAGAGGAAGAAGGATTTAATGAAACTTTAGCTAAAGCTACTCAAGCAAATAAAGAAAAGACTGAGCAACCAGCTAAAAAATATCAAGCTCCTGTTAAATCAAATAAATCAAAATCATTTGATGATTTGTTTGAAGAGGAAGACGATTTACCCTTCTAATTTATAAATAAATAATCATGGCTAAAAGACTTAATAAATCTTTGATGGAGACCGTCTCCAAAGAAATTAAATCCAATTTTAACTTAAATTCATTTAAAGATAAAAAAGGATTAGTTTCAAATGTAAAATTCAAAGATCAAAAATGGATTCCATTCTCTCAAGCACTACAAGATGCTTTATCACTACCAGGTATTCCTATGGGTCACATTACAATGGTTCGAGGAAAATCAAACACAGGTAAATCTACTCTTTCAATTGAAGCGGTAGTTGCCGCTCAAAAAGCAGGAGTACTCCCAGTTATCATTATTACTGAAATGAAACATTCTTGGGAACACTGGAGAACTATGGGATTTGAGATGGAAGATGTCCTTGATGAACAAGGTAATGTTATTGACCATAATGGATTTTTTATCTACCGAGACCGTAGTACTTTAAGCTCAATTGAGGATATAGCTGTATTTATAGCTGACTTGATTGATGAACAAAAGAAAGGAAATCTACCTTATGATCTATTATTTATGTGGGATAGTGTAGGTTCTATACCTTGCCAATTAAGTATAGATCAAGGTAAAAATAATCCAATGTGGAATGCAGGTGCTATTGCAACTCAATTTGGTAATTTTATTAACCAACAAGTAGTTTTATCTAGGAAAGAAAATTATCCTTATACAAACACATTACTTATTGTAAATAAAACAGGAGTAGCTCCCGCTGAAACACCTATGTCTCGTCCTAAAATGACTAATAAAGGTGGTGATACATTTTACTATGATGCTTCTTTAGTATTAACATTTGGTAATATTACAAATGCTGGTACTTCTAAAATTGAAGCACAAAAAGATGGTAGAAAAGTAGAATTTGCTTTACGTACCAAGATTGCTTGTGATAAAAATCACGTTAATGGAATTACAACCAAAGGTACTATTGTCAGTACAGTTCATGGATTTATCCCAGATGATGCTAAAATTATTTCTAAATATAAGAAAGAACATGCTCATGAGTGGGTTGACATTTTAGGTAAAGGTGATTATATCATTCAGGAAGATGATACAGAATGGAATGAAAAAGAACATATAACTGACATTTTAGAAGCTGATGAATAAGAAAAATTTACTAGGATTACTAGATGATATTACAGATAAACCTTCTAAAGATAAAAATATACTTGTAATAGATTCCTTAAACTTATTTTTCCGCAACTTTGCTGTAATTAATACTTTAAATGGAAAGGGAGATCATATTGGTGGGCTAGGTGGATTCTTAAAATCACTAGGTTATCTAATAAAACAAACAAATCCTAGTCAAGTTTATTTAGTGTTTGATGGTGAGAACTCTTCTCTTAACCGAAAGAATATCCTTCCCGAGTATAAATCGGGAAGGGCTTCTATTCGGATAAATTCCAAAGGAATATTTGATGATAAAGATGAAGAGATAGATTCTCAAATAAATCAAATATCTAGACTACTTCAGTACCTAAAAATTCTACCAGTTAAACTCCTAGTATTAGAAAAATCAGAGGCGGATGATATTATAGCTTATCTTTCTTCTGTTTTACCAAAAATGAACAATAATAATAAAGTTTTTATTGTTTCAAATGATAAAGATTTTCTTCAACTAACTAATTCTAATGTTACTGTATTTAGACCCACAGAAAAAGTTTATTATTCTGCAAAAACAATTAAACAAAAGTTTGGAGTTTTAGCTGAGAATTTTATCTTATATAAGACATTATTAGGAGATTCATCAGACAAAGTACAAGGAATAAAAGGATTAGGTGAAAAGAAATTATTAAGTAAGTTTCCTCAACTAACAGAAAAAGAGTTAACATTAGATGACATATTTTCTATATGTGAGGAAAACCTTCAAGAGCATATAATTTATGCTCGGATACTTCAAGACTATGATAGGATTCATCAAAATTATAAATTAATGGATCTAAGTAAACCTATGATTGATCAAGAAGGAGAAGAATACATAGTTAATATCATCAACTCACCAATACCACAATTTAATTTAGGAATATTCAATAAATTACAAGAGGAGGATCAACTTGATAAAGTAGTTAGAAACCCAATAGAATGGGCCAAAAGTATATTTTTAAATTTAAAATAATAAAGTTATGTCACCATCAACATTAAACAACATAGAACAATACGGGTATAATTTTCAAATTAAAGTTATATCTTCATTATTGAATAATAAACAGTTTTTAACTAACATTCATGATGTTTTGATGCCTGAGTATTTTGGCAACCAAGCTCATCAATGGATTATTAAAGAAATTCTAAATTATTATCTTAAATACCATACAACTCCAACTTTAGATGTATTAAAAGTTGAACTACAAAAAGTAAATAATGATGTATTAA